GATGAGTTCACCCCTTACTTTATCCACAGACTTATCCACAACTGTGGATTACTTGTGGAAAACTCTGATTAAGTTATCCACAGCCCCCAGAATGGGGGGCATAACTCTCACCCCTCAGGTGAGTTTACATAGTCAGCCAGAATGTCTAACCCTTTACCTGACCTTGAGGGTCAGTTCATTTGAGGGGGGAGTGTAATAATTGCGTGCGGGGGGGAGATATAGTCTCCCACCATAATTTTCTGTTATATTCCCCCCGCTAATATAGGCTCTGACCAGGGGTTTTACCCCTGTCAGGGCTATTGTAAAAAATAAATAAAATATATGGAAACCGTGTGTTCGGTTTCGGTACTTCCAACGGGTTATCTTATATGTAATGATTTAATCATTTATCATTACGAAGTTCTAAACGAACTCGCTTCGTTTGGGACTACGCTCGTTCGTTAGTTATAATATATAAATAACTAACTGACTAAATGTTGAGTAAACGCCAGAGTTATGCCGTTACTCAGATAGCGTTATTAGACCGCTTTATAGCCCTACAGAGGGCGACGAAATAACACGTCTCTTTGGCTCAACGGATAGAGCGTCGGTTTACGGAGCCGAAGGCTGGAGGTTCAAATCCTTCAAGGGACACTATAGATTGGGACACTGATGGGCAGAAAGCCTGGAATTCAGAACATAGGCAAGAAGGAAGCCCAGGAGCGTATGCTCCAACTTCTGGAACAAGGTGCGACCATTACCGCCGCTATGAGCGCTGTGGGTCGAAATGATGTCACCTTCCGCCAATGGTCAATGCAAGACCCTGACTTCAAGGAACGGGCTGATAAGGCTCGACTTGCTGGCAAAGGGGTCAAGGCTGACCTGAAGGATTTGAAGGATATCTCCTTCGTAGATTTTTGTGAGCAGTTCCTAGATTCTAAACTCTTCCCCCACCAGTTGAACTGGCTGGACCTGATGGAGGGCGTACCGCCCCGCTGGATGCCAGCAGGTATGACCTATGAACTAGGCGAACCTGACCGTGTACTTATCAACGTGCCACCTGAGCACGCAAAGTCCACAACCATCACCACCAACTACGTAACTTACAAGATTGTCACTGACCCGAACACTAGAGTCATTATCGTCTCTAAGACCCAGGGTATGGCTCGTAAGTTCCTTGGTGCGATTAAGACAAGACTTTCACACCCAGCCTATATGAAACTCCAGACCGCATTTGGTCCAAATGGGGGCTATAAGGCAGATGCGACCCAGTGGTCGGCAGATATGATTTACCTGGGTACAGGACGCGATTCTGGCGAGAAGGACCCTACGGTCCAGGCTCTAGGGCTTGGTTCTCAGATTTACGGTGCTCGTGCTGACTTGATTATTATTGACGACGCAGTTATGGGTGCTAACGCCCACGAGTGGGAAAAGCAGATGGAATGGCTTCAGAAGGAAGTTATCACCCGTCTTGGTCGACACGGTAAGTTAATTATCGTTGGAACCAGAGTGGCACCGATTGACCTGTACAAAATGCTGCGTGACCCAGGGCAGTGGAGCGGTGGAGTTTCACCCTTCACCTACTGTGCTATGCCAGCGGTTTTAGAATTTGATGAAGACCCTAAGCAGTGGAAAACCTTGTGGGCAGAAACTGACCAGCAAGAGAACTCCAAGGATGACCCATTACCCAATGGAAATTATCCAAAGTGGGACGGTATGTCTTTATTTAAGAGACGTTCCCAAGTATCTCCTTCAGTGTGGGCTATGGTCTACCAGCAAGAAGATGTCACAGAAGATGCAATTTTTTCTCCCACCTGCGTTGCAGGTTCCGTTAACGGTATGAGAAAACGTGGACCATTAAAGCCTGGTACTCCTGGGCACCCACGTATTGTAGAAGGTGCACACACCATCATCGGACTTGACCCTGCTATGGCAGGTGCAACGGGTGCAGTGGTAGCAACCTACAACCGCTCTGACGGTAAAATTTATATATTGGATTGTGTCAATATGACCGAGCCAACTCCGCAAAAGATTCAAGACCTCATTGAAGAATGGGTTCAAAAGTATAAGCCACAAGAACTGCGTATTGAAATTAACGCACACCAGAAGGCTTACGCATTAGATGACAACCTACGCCAGTACCTGGCTCAGTATGGATGTCAACTGAACTCGCACTTTACGGGAAAGAACAAGTGGGACACATCATTTGGTGTAGCGTCAATGGCATCGCTGTTTGGCAATACACGAGATGGACGATTCCAAGATAACAACTTAATTGAACTACCAAGTAACGAAGGCTCTGAAGGCTTAAAGACTTTGGTACAAGAGTTGATTACTTGGAAGCCTGATACTAGAAACCCTACAGACTGCGTAATGGCACTGTGGTTTGCAGTCATTCGCATCCGCGAACTGATGCAAGCAGGACACCGCGCTCAGCAATACCGACAGAATCGGTGGGCTACTCGCGGTCAGATGTCAAACAGAGTCACAGTAAACCTTCAAGAGGTAGTCGCGGACCAATGGTCTGAACAATACGGATAAGGAAAACAATGGCATTATCAATGAAGCAGGTCTTCGCAAGAGTTGAATCTCTGCGATACCTCAACGGAGAACGCGACCAGCGTAACCTTGACGTACTTGCAGTTCGTAAAGGAAAGATTGCAGAAGTTTATCCTGACTTCTTTCCAGAGGGCGTTGACTCAAACGTCGTTGCTAACTTCATTGACATTGTTGCTCGTGACCTCTCAGAGGTTATGGCACCACTTCCTGCAATCAACTGCTCTGCGGCAAACGCGGTAACTGACCGTGCTCGCAAGTTTGCTGACACACGCACACGCATTGCAGCCAATTACTTTTCACACTCAGACCTTGCAGTACAAATGTACCAAGGTGCTGACTGGTATCTCACATATGGTTTCCTCCCGTTCGTAGTCGAACTGGATGAAGACGCAAAACTGCCACGTATCCGCATAGAAAACCCATTGGGTGCTTACCCAGAGTTTGACCGCTATGGACGTTGTGTGGCATTTGCAAAGCGGTACTCAATGACGCTAGGCGAACTCGTATCTCAGTTCCCTGATTACGAATCCCAGTTACTCGGACGACGAGGATACGACCAGGATTTGACTGCTCAGGTTGAGATGATTCGTTACTACGACAAAGACCAATCAATCATCTACATCCCAACAAAGGAAGACTTAGTTCTTTCTTGGGCTGCCAATCCTCTTGGCAAGATGCACATTGTCGTTGCTCGTAAGCCATCCATTGATAGCGAACTTCGTGGACAGTTTGACGACATCCTTGGAATTCAATTGCTTCGCAATCGTTTTGCTTTACTTGCTATGGAAGCAGCAGAGAAATCTGTACAGGCACCGATTGTATTGCCTACAGATGTCAACGAATTGCAACTTGGCGGAGATGCAGTTATCTACACAAACAACCCAGCGGGTGTGCGACGTGTTGAACTCTCAATTCCACAGGGTGCGTTCCAGCAATCTGGACTTCTTAATCAAGAAATGCGTGTTGGTGCTCGTTATCCTGAAGGACGAACAGGAAACATTGATGCATCAGTAGTTACAGGACAAGGTGTACAGGCTCTTATGGGTGCCTTTGATACACAGGTTAAGTCTGCACAAGCAATCTTTGCTGCATCACTTCGTGATGTAATCAGTATCTGTTTTGAAGTAGACGAAAAGATTTTCCCTAAAGAGAAAACAATTCGCGGAGTAGATTCAGGTTCACCTTATGAAGTTACATATAAGCCTACGAAAGATATTAAGGGCGATTATTCTGCCGACGTTCGTTACGGTATGCTTGCTGGTCTTAATCCCGCGCAAGGTCTTATCTTTATGCTACAAGCATTGGGAGGCGGATTAATTTCCAAGGATATGGCAATGCGTGAGTTGCCATTTACTGTAAACGTTACACAAGAATTAGAAAAGATTGAAATCGAGCAGATGCGTACAGCACTACTTGGTTCACTTACTGCTATGACACAAGCGATTCCACAAATGGCTGCAACAGGTGGGGACCCATCGGAACTCGTAAATAAAATTGCTGCGGTTATCAAGGCTCGTCAAAAGGGAACATCCCTTGAGGACGCTATTGAAGCCACATTTGCTCCGCAGCAACCAGTTCCTCCTGCTGGGGAAGCATCTATGGTTGAGCAACCGTCCCCTGCTCCCACCGCTCCTCCAGCAGGAGGCGCTCTTCCACCAGAAATGATGGGTGGAGAACAAGGAGCACCAAGTATTCAAAGTCTTCTATCTTCACTCAGTGGGGCAACAGGACAAGGTAACGCCTCAGTAAGAACAGTTACACGCCGATAACGAAAGCAGGGGACAATGACAACGATTGTTGGCGTGCAATACGAAGACAGTTGTGTTATTGCAAGTGATTCTCGTGTTGCAGAGGGCGGTAAAGTTTATACACATCCAGAAATGGTCAAGGCGGTTGAACGTGGAAGTTACATTATTGGTGGTGCTGGTGACTATCGTGCTTTACAAGTGGTACTCCACGGGTGGTCGCCTCCATTAGTAACTGCGAAAGCAAAGACAAACCTTTATGAGTTTGTGATTAACAAAGTCGCACCTTCTCTGAAGGCAACATTGCAAGAAGCAGGAATTGAGTTTGCTAAGTCATCAGATAACGAAGACAAGTTTGAATTGCAACTTATCCTTGGTATCAACGGAACTCTGTTCGAGATTGATAGCGACTTTGCAGTAGCGATGAATGACAATAACTTTTATGGTATTGGCTCAGGTGGTGATTTTGCACTAGGTGCATTACACGCAGGAGCGACAGTACTAGATGCAATGCGAATTGCAGCGATTAACAACAACGGAACTTCAGCACCATTTCACATTCTTGAACAATTCATTAAGTAGGAGGAACAATGGCAGGGAATCAAAACAGTGGCGGTATGCGCCCGACTGCTCCGCAGAATAATCCTGCGAACATTTCTGCTACAGGTGGTAACGGTCAATCTGGTCGTGACTACACAGGTTTCGCATATGGCGAGAACCAAGCATTATCTCAACAGCAAGCAGGTGCACCTATGGCTAAAGCGCCATCACCTACTTCAGCAGCACCATCAATGGCAAGCAACCTTCCGCAAGTAACGCCTCTCAATGCTCCGTCAGAACGACCTGACGAACCAGTAACGACAGGAATTGCTATGGGACCAGGAGCAGGACCAGAAGCACTCACACTTCCTGGTGCAGGTGACTCGAACGAGGATAAGCAGCGTTTGCTTTCTTATCTTCCAGCACTCGAAGTCGCCGCACAAAGCCCTAACTCCTCGCAAGCCTTCCGCAATTATGTGAGAGTGTTAAGGGCTAATCTTCAATGAGCGATAGAGAAGCAGCGCAAAAGGCTTACTCAGACAAACTTAAAGCAGCAAACCCATCTGCATTTGATGCAATCGGTGCATTCAATCAGTATTACAATGCGGATAAGAAGCCACAATCATTGGCTCTCCCATTGGATATGGGTAAGTCTGTACCACCAAAGACTCGCGCTGATGCTATTGCGTCTTACAACGCAAAGAATCCTATTGCACCTAAGGCTCCAGAGCAACCTGGATTCTTTGGCAAAATCTTTGCAGGTATGGAAACTGCATACAACTTTTCAGCACAGGCTGTCACATTTGGTTTAACTGCAACTGATGATAAGAACCCAATCTGGAACAGTGGCTTCAATCTTGATGGAGTCAAGAAGGCTTGGGACGCATCACGTAACATTTCGCCTGGACAAGCAGTGGTTAGCCAAGTATTTGGTAAGCCAATCAATATGTTCAATGATGTATTCTCTGATGTGGCAAGTTTTGCTACAGGTGGAGCGATTAACACTGACCGCTTTGTACAGGACCACATCCTATTTGCAGCAAATGACTTTGATATCTTTGACAAGAATCAGCGTAAGAAGGCATTTGGCGACCAAGCAGCAGGACGTGTTAGTTCTTGGACTACAGATGTAGTTGCTCGCTTTGTACTCGACCCAACTATCTTTGTTGGTAAGGGAGTTAAGGCTTACAAGGGAATCTCTACAGCAGTATCTGGCACAAAAGAACTACGTGCTATCTTGGCTGGAGAACAAACAGGCTTTAAGGCTAACAAGGTAAAGGCTACATTTGAGTCATTCCTTGAGAACACTGACAATATGGATGAGGCTGACCTCTTCCGTGTCAAGGCTATCCGTGAGTCTTCTAACCCTGCATCACTATCTAGTCTACTTGCTGATGCTAATAAAGAAACAGATAAGTTTTTACGTCATCAACTTAAGACAGATGTTATCTTGTCTGCACAAGGTGATGCTGTTGCATATCAGCGTCTTACAGAGACTAGCGAAATCCTTGCTGCTAAAGTCGGTACGTTACGCGATGAAGTTGCAGATGTTAAGTATATGGGCGCAGGTATCGACAAAGCAACAGGCAATCTTACATTTGACCTAGTTAACAACGGCACAGATATTGAAGCAGCCAATGTTCTTATCAAGCAGTACGATGAAGAACTCGCTAACATTCATAAGCAGTTAGCAGCAGAGGCTATTCTTGACCCTAACGTGGTCCCAAAGGTAGATGCTCTATCTGGTTTCCGTCAGAAGTTTGCTAATAGCCAGAGTTTCATTGATGTCCGTGCAACTGCTCCAGGAGAGTACACATCAGCAGTAGCGCCTTGGGGTGCTCGCGTTCTAACTGGATTCTTCTACAAGCGTCCTAAGGGATGGATTGACTTTAACGATAACCAATCTGTACAGACGATTGACAATATGTTGTCTCGCGTACGTGGTGTATCTGAGAAGCAAACTGCTAATTACACAGCAAAGATTAATGACATTAAGAACCAACTCAAGGCTGGCGTTAAAGATGACCCACGCACTGGAGCATCTGCTGCTGAAGTTAAGCGCACATTAGAAGGTCAGTTAAAGAACTTTGAAGATGACCTTGCTAAGTCTCAGTTTTCAGTTGAGCGCAAGAATGAACTATTTGCTAAGTACACAAATGCACTAGATGTCAATGACCGTGCACGTGTTTATCAGGAGATTGAGTCAGAAGTCTTTAGCACTATCGCACGTCAGTATGGCTTTAGCGATGATGCTGTTAAGAAGGCTTGGTCTACATTCCAAGATGGACGTGTTAGCGCACAGAACTTGATTCGTGAGCGCGTATACACAGGCTCAACTGCCGCTGCTGAGAAGGCTTCACTTAAGCCTATCCTAGGCGCTGAGGGTGGTATGTATATCATTCCTGCACCATTAATGGAAACACAGTTAGCACATCAGTTGCCAACACTTAATATCGAGCAGATGTACCAGTCACTTAATAAGTACACACGTGGTGCACGCCTTGATAAAGGTGGAAGAGTTTACAAGACCACAAGTAAGGGTCGTGAAGTAGGAACTGAACTTATTGATGGACTTGATTCATTGATTAAGTTTGAGGTTCTTGCACGTGTTGGTTATCCAGTGCGTAACGTAACTGAAGGCTTGATGCGTACTATGGCTGTTGCAGGTCCTATGGCTATTATTAAGGCAGCATCTGTTGGAACAAACAACCTTGTTGCTAATCGATTTGTAGGCTCATCATTCCACGATGTATTCAAGTGGAGCAACACGGTCAAGATGCAGACTAAACGCAACGAACTTCTGGCACAGCGTGCTGTGTCCAAGGATGTAGACCTGATTGATAAGCAAATTGCTGACCTAGATAAGATGCTTATGAACCCAGGTAAGGTTAAAGACAAGTACGGTATGGGTCTTAACCAAGTCGATGGTGTCACATATGAGGATGCACTAGGCGCTACACCTGAAAAAGCCGCTGCTATTTCTGAGCGATTTATTAAGAATGCTGCAAAGATTATGGACGATACGTTCGTAGAGTCACATAGAAACCTTAGCCGTGCATATGAAACAACTGGTGACTTCGTTACAATCACAGGAGATAATCCTGCTTGGGTTGCAGGGTATGAGCGTGTTATTAACCGCCAACTACGCAACTCAAAGATTACATCTCAGTTGCTTGCAGGTAAGAGCGTCGATGAAGTAGAGCAATTCCTACTTAAGACAGCAGAAGGTCGCGGCATTATGCGAAACCTTGGTATGGGTCGTGAGGCTCGTGACATTGTTGAGGCTAATGCAATTAACATTGACAGCCTATTCCCACGTGGAACAGAGGGCTTAAAAGAGATTGCTGCTACTCGTCGTATTACTGCTGACGATATTGAGAAGTTCTTTGGTACTGGAACAGCAGGACGACCACCTATCAATGGTGCACAGATTGGCGCAGCCAATGGAACAAGCGCTATTGCTAATGCTTTCAGTGGAGTCCTTGAAGGATTTTACAAGTTTGCTGGTGAAGTGCCTGAATCAACATTGGTTCGTAACCCATTATTCGTAGACCTTTACCGTACTCGCGTAGAAGCATCTATCCGAAATGCTATTGAGACATATCCAGGAGACACAATCCCTCCTGCATACCTCAACAAACTGGAGAACTCAGCCCGTCAATGGGCACGTTCAGAGATGCGTCGTACTCTTTATGACACATCAGAGCGTGTTGATTCAGCAACAACCCTTAAGTACATCTTCCCATTCTTTGGTGCATTCGCTGACGTTGCACAAAAGTGGGGTCGCATTGTTGTAGATGACCCAAGCAAGATACGTGTTCTTGAGACGATATACAACTCTCCTGACCGTATGGGTATTACAGAAGAGCGCGAAGGCAGAACATACATTAACATTCCTGGCGAATGGGCTAAGCGTATGAAGTTGGGTGACCGCCCACTATCTGTACCTAAGGCATCACTAAACCTCATCTTCCAAGGTGGAGCGTGGTGGAACCCAGGTGCTGGTTGGTTCGTACAGTACGGTGCATCTCAATTGCTACGTCAAGTTCCTAGCCTAGAGCAAAGTGGCTTAATGAAGGAAATCCTTCCTTACGGTCCAAGCGGAACTGGCTGGCAAGACTTAGTTCTACAGAGTGCTGGTCTACGTAAGTTGTTTGCAATGGGCGATGAAGCAGACCCAATGCGTGCTAATTTAACTGTGACTATTGCTATGGAAGAAAACCATAAGTACGATAAAGGTCTTCGTGATACTCCTCCCACAAAGGAAGAGATTAACCGACGAGCATTAGGTATCTTAGGTCTTGAAGCAGCAAGTCGTTTCATATTGCCATTTGCTACAAATACACGTTCTCCTTATCAGTTCTATATTGATGAGTATCAGAAGATGCGTCAAGAAGATGCAGCAAATGCAGCAGAGAACTTCTGGAATAAGTACGGCGATGACTACTATGTATTCACAACTAGCCGTTCAAAGAACAACACTGGTGTCAATGCATCTATCGAGGCTGATAAGCGTGCTACTCAACTTAGCGACTTAATCTCTAAGAACCCTGAGTACGGCTGGTTCGTAGTAGGAGATGCAAACAATGGTGAGTTCTCGCCTACTGTTTATCAGAAGCAGCGTGAGCAAGCAGTTGCTCCTGGCAGCACAACCAAGTTCCGTGAGTCACAAGACCCTTATGAGGCTATTGCATCAACTCAGGCTGAAAAGGGTTGGAGCACTTATAACAAGGGTGTTGATTACCTTGAGTCACAACGTATTGCACGTGGGCTTAAGAGTCTTAACTCAAAGGGTGCAGAGGATTTGAGGGCTGCAAAGGAACGCTTCGTTGCAGAACTATCTACAGAGAACCCTGACTGGGCAAAGGTTCGTGGAAAGATTGACACTAATAAGGTCAACAACTTCTTACAGTTTGCCAAGGAAATGACTCTTGATAAGCGCACTGCTAATCGTCCTGACATCAAGGCTATGGCTGACTACCTAAAGGGTCGTGAGTACATCCGTCAGTTATTAGCACGTCGCGATAGTCAATCACTTACTAATGAAGAGAACCTTGACATTAA